TCACACGCAAACAACTTGACTCAGCCGTTGAAGGCTTGAACATTCTCACTGGTTCGCCGGTTGATTGCTACACCGATCGCTCAGCTAATATCGGCAACTATCATATCAGCGGGGCTTATGGCGGCTACTGTCTCAACCGCATGGTTAACGAAGCTGGCGGCTGTAGTGATGTATTTAGCTGCGGACATATCTCAGCACGTGAGTTGATTCAGTTGATATGGGCATATCGCGCAGGTTACTCATTGGCTACTAAGTAAGGGGACAATCATGGAAACCTACCGCAAAACAAACAAACAGTTTTTCTTTGAGTGTGCCTATTTGCGAAACTCTTATGGCTTAGGCGCCCTAACGATTGAGCATATTGAGGCGGGTAAGTGGCTCACTGAGCCTGAGATTGTCGATTTTACAATGTCTTACATGATGGGCGGTGAATTATGATTAAAGAATCACAAATTGTTTATGAGACAACCAAACACTGGGTTTTAGACTTAGGCGCTAAAGGTTATGAGGTATACCTAAAGACAATCACACACTCGGAACGGTGCGCACGTATTGGCTTTACCGGCACTAATGGCCTCGATCGCGCTAAGTCAGAAATTAAACGGAGGGAAGCACAATGAGGCTTTATCACGTTGTTGTCATTGTCACTGACCGTAAACTAAAAAACTACGGTGAGACTGTTTTTATGACACGCACACCAGTCACCCACGATCACGGGCGCATCATTTTGTCTAAACTCACGCGCTATCCATGGCGCATGGAAACATTATTGGAGGTATCACAATGAAGACCGATTTCAAAGTGCATAAGCGTAAGATTTACCTTTGGGTAAAACAGAATAGTAATGTAAAGGATAGCGAACACACGGAGGGCCTTGTGTTCTTTGGGGCCACTAACGCATCAAGGACGTGCAGAGAAGCCGTGATTAGGGCCAAGGAGCTGCACCCGTCATTTGACTTTGTTGCCAACTTTGCGAAGGGCTAATTATGTTGACAATCATTGTCTGTTTCTGTGTTGACCTAATTCTGGAGCATGATCTGTGGTAAAAATGCAACACTGCTGGCCTTTCCCTGCTGAGTGTCCTGCAAAGCCGTGGACCCCTGAGCAACAACGTGAGCACGAACAAAAGCAAAGGGCAAACGTGCCTGATGCGCCTATGTAACCAAAGGAGAACGTATGACAATTACTAACAAACTCAATCAAGCATTGTCCCTTGATGTCTTTGACAATGACATAAAAATCAAAGCATTGGAAGAAGTGGAGCGTATGTTGTGGTTTTCAGGGGAAAACGAAGACCTGAGAGCCGTGATTAATGCTTATGTAGACCTATTGGCGGAAACTAGCAACCTAGAGGACGTATAATGAACACTTACATCGTATATGTGGACCATGACGCAGGTTATGGCTATGAGTTTGAGGTTGAGGCCGAATCAGAAGAGGACGCCATCGATAAAGCGTATGAGCAAAGCGGCTACGTGGACATTGGACCCGTAACTGTGGAGCGTGTGGAGTGACCGTGGGCACTATGCGTAGGAGATGTTTTCCCCTACTAATGACAATCTGTTGTTTTTATACAACAAAAGGAGAAAAGAATGAAACTGTTAAATTGGGCCTTACACGGGCTTTTCGTGTGTTTCCTTATCTGGGCCTTCTGTGCTGCTTTTATGGGCCTTGTAGGGGCGTTTGGAGGCCTTCTAGGGGGTTTGCTGTGGGTGGGCATTGTGTCAGGCGTGTTAGCCTCTCTGTGTGAGCCGATATGAACACATTACGGGCCTTATTTTTAACCCTTCAACACATTGTTGAGAAAGTATTAAAGAAATGACATTAACAGAACAACAAGCCTTCATTAAGGCATTTGACAAGCACGTGAGCACCGTCGACACCAAGGATGTAGAAGATTTCATCACGAAGCTGAACAATGGGGAGGAAATCCGTTATTCTTCATCAAAACACTACACAATTATTGTTGACGCCTTGGGAATGTGGCATGAAGGTGTAAGATTTGCATTAACAAACAAAGGAGCTGAGCAATGAAAACCATTTACAACCCAACCTATGAACTTCTGAGCCTGCATGGAGTGCCCTTCATGGTGGCTGTGGACAGCTATACATTGGACAAACATGACCCTTATACCTTGACCGACTATGAGGAGGAAGTGGCCTATGTGGAGAGCGTGTTAGTTGGAGGCCATGAGTTTGTAAGCCTCTTGTCAGAAGATGTTTTACAAGACCTCCTTGTTGCATATCAACAACAAAACAATGAGCTATGACTGTTTTTCTTGTTGTTTGTGTTGTATTTTTGCTCAAGGCATTGACTGATTGACAATGTTGTGTATAATAAGACCTATATGAGGTCTTCATATAAGGTACATACAATGATAATTAACATAGTATGTTACATATATGTAGACTTCTATGTAACTTAGAAAGGTAGGGTAAATCTATTCGCTGTTTATGTTGTAATGATGAACTGTCAGACTTTGAAGCTACACGTAGAAGTGCAACTACAGGGGCTTTCTTTGATGTGTGCAATGGGTGCTATCACTTCATCAAGGAAGATGTGTGTACCATTGAACGTGTTGATTTAAGGCATGAAGATGATGAAAATGGAGAAGACAGCTATGAAGACGAATGTTGACGAGCTAGAGGCACACCTGATGTTCACCATGATGGACATTAGGGACTTGATTAAACACATTGGCTATGACGGCTTTCTACAGGCCATTGGCATTGTTTTGAACGCAAGCAATGAGGCACGTGAGTTTTCTTCTGAGGAGAAGGCTTTTATGCAGAACTTGTTGGACAACTGGAAGCATTGATATGAAAGAAGCAAACAAAACACAACGTGCTTTGTCGCTGGCGCTTGAGGCGTTGGAAGAAATGCAAAACGCAATTTACAACATTGGCGGCGAGCATGTTATTGATTTGAACTATGCAGTTGAAAAAGCTGATGTAGCACAAGATGCCATCAAAGCCATAGAAGAAGCACTTGTCGCAGATTTGTCTGCTCCCAAGCAAGAGCAGCGCAGTGATAACGAGCAACTGGGTAAGCCTGTGGCGTGGATAAGTTGGAATCGTGTTAGTGGTGAATCAAAACTGAACTATCACAAAGTTGAAAGTAAACATGATGCAACATTGTGGTCGCACTTTCCTCTCTACACCGCACCACAACCAAAGCAAGAGCAGGGTGAGCCTGTGTTATGGGCTGCAAAAGAGTCTATGTTTATGTGGGGAAATTCAGATGAAAGCGGTCATCCATATCACATTGTTTGCAAAGGAAAGAAAGTAAAAAGCCATCAGATTCCTCTCTACACCACACCACAACAACGCACATGGGAGAGGCCATGGGCCTCTCTGACGGATGAGGATAAAGACTTTATTGCAAAACGCGCATCGGTTTATGACTGGCATGACTATGAGGTCATTGAAGCCATCGAAGCCAAACTCAAGGCTAAGAATGGCTTTCTTAAGGAGAAGAACAATGGCACATGAGGCAGGAAAGGGCAGCGCAAGACGTAAAGAGAATGCACAAGCTGTCTTAAACAATTGGAACTTAATCTTCGGCAAGAAGCCTGAAAAACCAGAGGAAAACAATGGCGTTCGTAAAGACACACCAACCGTGCCCAAACTGCCAAAGCAGTGATGGCCTTTCAATAAATGCAGATGGAAGCACCTATTGCTTTGTCTGTAACAACTTAACCCAGAGCACAGAGATGAACACATTAGTAGAAGAGAAGCCCTTCAACACACAGGCAGTGGATGTCCTACGTGCGTCCCTTGCAGGCCTTCCTAGCCCTTCCATTGCCTCTAGACGCATCTCTAAGGCCTCTGTGGAGAAGTATGGCGTTGTCGCCTCTTCTGATGATGTCTATTTCCCCTATTTCAATGAAGGCAAGCTGGTGGCGGCTAAGAAGCGTTCCATTGCTGCTAAGGCTTTTAGCACCACGGGTGAATGGAAGGGAGCTGGTTTGTTCGGACAACAGCTGTTCACCAAGGGCGGTAAATATCTCACCATTGTTGAAGGTGAATATGATGCCTTGGCTGTTTACCAGATGCTTGGCAGCAAGTGGCCCGTTGTCTCAATTCGTAACGGGGCAGGTGGAGCTGCAAAAGACTGCAAGGAGCAATATGAATGGATTTCATCCTTTGAGAACATTGTTGTCTGCTTTGATAATGATGTTGTTGGTAACCAAGCGGCACAACAAGTGGCTGCTTTGTTCTCAGGCAAGGTGAAAGTGTTCAAGGGGGTTGAAGGCTATAAAGACGGCTGTGACTTCCTTGTAGCAGGCAAAGAGAAGGAATTCATTGATCGTTGGTGGGCAGCAGAGACAGCTGTACCTGATGGCATTGTGGCTGGGTCTAGCCTATGGGAAGAAGTGTCAAAGCCTATGGCTAAGGCAGACTGTGACTACCCTTGGGACGGCTTGAATGCTCTCACCTATGGTATCCGTGCTGGTGAGCTGGTAACCATCACCGCAGGCAGTGGCTTAGGCAAGAGCCAAGTGCTACGTGAAATGGCATGGCACATCTTGCAAAAGACAAAGGACAACATTGGCTTGATGTTTCTTGAGGAAAGTGTTAAGAAGACAGCCTTGTCCATTATGAGCATGGCAGCTAACATGCCTCTACATTTGCCTGATGTTGATGCCTCTGAAGAACAACGCCACGATGCTTTCCATGCCACATTAGGCACTGATCGCCTCTACTTGTTTGATCACTTCGGCAGCACCTCCATTGACAACATCATCAACCGTGTACGTTTCTTGTCTAACATTTCAATCATTGTGTCAGCACAAGAGAGTGGGGATGAGCGCAAGGCCATTGATGAAATTATGACCAAGCTTCGTATGTTGGTGCAAGAGACAAACATTGCTCTCATTGTGGTGAGCCATTTGAAGCGTCCAAGCGACAAAGGCCATGAAGAGGGGGCTGCTACATCCTTGGCTCAGCTACGTGGCTCAGGCTCCATTGCACAGCTGTCAGACATGGTGATTGGCCTTGAGCGTAATGGACAAGCTGAAGACATTACAGAGCGTAATACAACCAAGGTGAGGGTGCTGAAGAACAGGTACGTTGGTACGACAGGCCCTGCTTGTAAGTTGTTGTACAATAAGCACACAGGACGTATGACTGAACGTGATGAGGAGAGTGTATGAAACAAGATGACATGAGTTTGAAGAACGATATCATTGAGATGGCTAGACAGGCTGGTATTTTGAACGACTATGGCGAAGAACAAAGTTCTTGGCTTGCTCAGACTAAACACATTGAAGCCTTTACCAAACTGGTAGCAGCTAAATCAACAGACGAAGCAAACGCAAGAGCAAACGCATCGTGGACATTGATGTGCAAAAAGATGGTTGAAGCAGAGCGTGAGGCGTGTGGTGCAATTTGTGATGACCTATATCGTGTTTGGGCATTGACTGCCGAAGACGATATTGATCCGCCTGACGCGATTGACTGTAAACGCGCCATCCGAGCAAGAGGAGAGCAGCAATGACTTTATTACTTATATGTATTTTTGTATGGATTTGGGTATGTATGAAGATAAGTGATTGGCTAGAATACAAATTTAGTTTAGTTACAACTAGTGTATTAACTGTTGTACTATTCTTTCTACCAGCTACGTTATTCTTTGACTTTGTAAGGATGACAACATGATTGAACAACTAATTGTAGGAACCATTGGCTTTGGCTACGCCATTGTTGGTACAATGCAATGGCTCAAAGGAGACACAGGGGCTGGCATCATGTGGATTGGTTATGCCTTTGCTCAGGTGGGTTTGTTTATTAACTTGAAGGTGTAATGATGAAGAACATAGAACTGTGGCACAAACGTGCCCGTCCAGAGCCTGATGACGCTGCCTTGCAGGTTCAACTAGGCTGTCACATTGAGGAGATTGTTGAGATGTTTGATGCTCTTGACATCCATTACAGCTGGGCTTCCTTGGCTGATGAGCTGAGCCTCTTGGCTACGCGCTTGAAACAAGGAGAGACAGTTGTTTCCATCAAAGACCGTGAATCTTTCCTCGATAGTTTGGCTGATCAAGTGGTCACTGCTATCGGTGTTGGTCATTGTGCTAAAATGCGTACAGCTGAGGCCATTGAAGAAGTGAACCGAAGCAACTGGAGCAAGTTTGAACAAGAGACAGGACAGCCCATCTTCTCCCCTTATGGTAAGATAACTAAGGGACCAAGCTATCGTGCCCCTAACTTAAAGGACTTTGTATGAAGATGAAAGAACATTACACCGATGATTGGGGCGACCTAATTCAACATAAAGAAACCAACATTGGGCTGCTGCTTCGTGAGCGCCTTGATGCTGGACTGATTAAACCTAAAGGAAAGACAGATATGAACAAGACAGTGGAAGAAACCCTTGAGCAACGTGGCAACAACTATGGCGACTACCGTGATGTGGCCTATGCAGCACAAGAGCTGAAGAAAACCTTGCGTTATTGTAAAAGCTGGCATAACATGGAGCCTTACATGCAAGAGAGTCTTGACATGATTTGTAACAAGATGTCACGTATTGTCAATGGCAATCCTTATTATGATGACAGCTGGCACGACATCTGTGGCTATGCTACACTGGTAGAGAAACAACTGGAGAAAAAGTGAAACTCTTCTTAGACATTGAGACAACAACAACTCACGACAAGATTTGGTGTTGTTTCACTTATGATGAAATCAATGGACACTTATGCCACAAAACAGCGGATACACTCACGCCCTTAATCGCAAACTCAGAAACAGTGATCGCACACAACTTGATCGGCTTCGATGGGCCAGTGTTGAGGAAGTGCTGGAACGTGACGATACCAGCGAAGAAGGCGAAAGATACCTTGATCTTGTCTCGTCTATACAATCCAAATTTAGACGGAGGCCACAGCCTGAAAGCTTGGGGCGAAAGAGTAGGGGAGAAGAAGATTGATTATGAGCAACGATGGAAAGAACGTGGCTTAGAGGGTAATTGCTATGACAACCCCTCTCTGCCCTTGATGTATGAGTATTGCCAACAAGACGTAGCTGTGCTTGTAAAAGTAGAGAAGCTTATTGACAAGATGCTAGACCAAGAGAAGTTCTCACAGGAGTGCCGACAGCTTGAGCACGAAGTCGCTATAATCGTCTATAAACAACATGAACATGGCTTCAAACTTGACATTCCGAAAGCTCAAAGCTTGCTGGCATCTTTGTCAGGCAAGATGGTGGATATTGAAAGCAAGCTGCAAGACATCTTCCCTCCTATCATCGAAGAGATGAAGAAACCTGCTTATTGGGCCGTAGAAGGCCTTCAAGCAGAAACTAAGGGTGAGCTTAAGGAACTGCTCAAACAAGCTGGTATGAAGGCTTCTAAGGCTGATGAGGCCATTGCTGGTCCTATGAAGACCAAGAGCATCCCTTTCAACCCCGGCTCTCGACAGCAAATTGCTGAGCGCCTTCAAGGGCTTGGTGTTAAGTTCTCTAAGACAACAGACAAGGGCTCCATCATTGTGGACGAGAAGGTGTTGGAGAACATTGACTTACCAGAGGCTAAGGCTTTGCTTGAATATTTGATGCTACAGAAGCGTGTAGCTCAGGTGTCTAGCTGGCTTGAAGAGGTGAAGGATGATGGTCGTGTACATGGACGAGTGAACACCAATGGGGCTGTAACAGGCCGTATGACGCACAACTCTCCTAACATGGCTCAAGTGCCTGCTGTTCGTAAGGATGATAAAGGCAATATCTTGTACGGCGGTGAAGGAGGGTATGGTGTCGAGTGTCGTGAGCTGTGGACAGTGGACAAGGACAATGTTTTAGTTGGTGCTGATGCTAGTGGCCTTGAGCTGCGTATGTTGGCACATTACATGAAGGATGAAGACTATGTTAGAACCGTATGCGAAGGAAGTAGCAAAGACGGCACAGATGTGCACACAGTTAACCAACGAGCTGCTGGACTTACTACACGAGACGCAGCAAAAACATTCATCTATGCCTTCCTCTATGGTGCAGGAGATGCAAAGATTGGAAGCATCGTTGGAGGAAGCGCATCGCAGGGTTCAAAGCTTAAGGCTAAATTCCTTGAGCAAACGCCAGCACTGAGAGCATTGCTTGAAAAGGTTTCTGTAGCTGCTCAGGGAGGCTTTGTACGTGGTTTAGACCAGAGGAAGATTTGGGTTAGAAGCCAACACGCTGCTCTTAACAGCTTGCTCCAAGGGGCTGGTGCAATTGTGATGAAGAAAGCGTTGGTACTTCTTAGCAAGCACCTACATAAGCATAAGATTCCTCACGGGTTTTGTGCTAATGTTCACGATGAATGGCAGATTGAAACAAAGAAACAATATGCTGACATTGTAGGTAAACTTGCTGTACAATCCAT